CGACCACCAAGAGCACCACCTATTATACCACCAACAACAGTTCCAATTCCAGGTAATATTGCAGTACCAATTGATTGACCTATAGTAGTTCCTACGCCAGTCTTTGCCGCCTTTTCAACATCACCAGTCATAACTAATGTTGTTGCCGCTGCAAATAAACCAGCCCCTCCAGCTTGAGCAAAGTTGGTCTGCCCTGCCTCACTAAATGGATTTAGCTTATCTCCAACCCCTTCAGCATAGCCAGTAAATCCACCACTAGGCGAAGGGCTTGCAGAGGTCACTGCAGAAGCAGAAGTTTTAGGTGCACTAAATGTGTCTGCCACACTACCCCCAGCATCCAAATACCCAACTGGATCTACTGTTGGGTCTAAAAATTCACTACCACCAATAAGTTGACCTTCTGGATTAAACCCATATCCTTTTTCTGCAAGTTTTCCTGCATCGTATACGTTTGCTTTTTTTGGTGTGTCATAAAGCAATCCTTTTTCTTTGTAGCCAAAAATCTCAGGGTCACCCAATTCTTTATAAAGTTCAGTGTTGCCTGTTGCTTTAGCAATATCAGCACTTGCTAATTCTGGGATCATAACTTGGTTACTTCCCATTAACGCCCCTTTTTGATTGACATAAAGTGCTGGATCAAACTTTTGGTAGGCTTGGTTAACTAATTTTGATGGGCTTGTTGAAAAAGTGTCCATAGCACCTTGACCCACTCTGCTTAGTGCATCTCCACTGTAATATCCCCCAGGATTTAAAACTGCTTCTCCAACCGCAGTTCCTACTGCTGGAGCGAATCCTGCTACAGTTTCGCCTATTACTTGACCCCATGTAGGTGCTTGTGGGTTCTGTTGTTGATATTGGTCATACATATCTTTGTATCGTCTATCTTCTTCTCTTGTGGGATCATATGTACGCTCACCAACTTTTATTTGTCTGACAAACTCAAACATAGGTATACCACCTTTAATGCCATAAACATTTTGTAGGTTAGAACCTTGACCAGTATTGTAAGCTTTGGTTTGGTAAATGTTATATGTAGTTGGCTTATCTAGCTCACTATCTAAAGTTAATATATTACCAAATTGATCATATTGCACAGCCATTATAAGCTCCTTATGTTATCTCTAGAAAACTGCCCACAACATGCAATCTATCTGCAGTTGCCGCAGTTACCTTGAGAATTTGACCTTCTTCTAACACCAAAGGTTGCGTTAACAATTCTTCTGTTCCATTTGCACCAACAGTTTTCGTTTTGTATATACTAAACACATTAGCACCATTTGTTAAGGTTAAAGTTATAGTATCGCCACTTCCACTGTCATCAGACACTAAAATACTTCTAAAAACTGCACTTGTAGCAGTAGGAGTGGTGTATAAAGTTGTGGCATCAGTTGTCGTTAAATCTAATAATGCATTTTTATAACTATTAGCCATTAAACCAACTCACTGCTTCTACTATCTCTTGCGTAGTTTTGCTTGAAGAATTTTGTGACAATATTGTGCTTCTAGTTTGCAACTCAATAGCTGAAACCAATGAATTTGCCCAAGTAGTCGAATATGTTCCAGTTGGGGTAGGCATTCTAATATTGATATTTGATGGTGCTGTTTGACTCATCTAAAACCATCCTGCCTAGTATTTATTCTAAAATCACCTAATTGCCATTCATCTGTAGTGCCAGTGCTTTCTATTTTCATAGTCATTTGTCTAGCCTTTGCTCTTGTGCTAACTTTTTCTGTTTGATTTGTAACAGTAAAAGCACCTTTTGTTATATCAGGGGCATTAGGATATTTCCTAGTTTTTAATGTTAAAGACAATGTTGTGTCATCTGTAGCAGTCAAATCTGGTATAATTTTATCAACTAAGAATGTATTGTCACCACCTTGAGATATTTCCATAGCAGAACTTTCTACAAAGCTATTCATTGCAGAGCCATTGTCGCTTGTTCCAGTTTCATGATTATAAAGTATTCCATTTTCGTCAAAGGCAAAAGGAACTGTTCTAGCACCAAAAGCGTCTGACCATACTGTTCTATTTAATGTACCTACAGTCCACGCCAGTTCTTGATAATTGTATGTAACATAACTGTCAGGCTCTGGATTGTCAGTGCCTCTTGAATTATCGTTGCTTACATAAAACCAAGTTATTTCATTGTATTTTTTATTATGCCCTACTCTAGTCTTATCTATGTAATTCAGTTGCATTCTATTAAAAACAAAATACTGAACTGGGCATGGCAAGTCTTTTACGATACCATCATAAATAAAGAAACTAGATTTACCTATCCAATAAACAGTATTGTCTACTGACATAATACCATTTTTTGCACCAGCACCACAATTTGTAGCCAATAACCTAAATGAAAACACAAATGGCGGACCCACAAAACTCATACCATACACAGCTTCATCAGTGGCTATAAATGTTTCATCTTTAGCACTAACTGCACCAACTATCTTTGTGCCTACTTCTAACCTTTGATCTCCAGCAGTATTTGTGACAGTTGGTTGCCATTCCACAAAGTTTTCTTGGTTTGACCATCTAACTAGCATTGGGTCTATGTTTCCACTACTACTTATTGGATCAGAACCTAAAGCTAATACATGTCTATCTGGGAATGATATAATAGATACCCTTGCCGTAGTTGGAACACTAGTTGCCCCTGATTCCGCTGAAACCAAAGATGCTCTTGTTGTTTCGCCACCTGAAGTATCCCAATAATAAATTGCTCCACCTCTTACAGTTGCGATAAGGTCTTCACCCCATAAATTTAAACTCCATTGTGAGTTTTCTAATTTAACGTCACTTTCTGTTACTGATCTAGGTGTGCCCCAAGTTTCATTACCCCAACCTCCAGCACCCCAACCAAGTGCAGGGTCTGCTGATTGTTGCCCTAAACCTTGTCCAATTCCTATCAAATACTTTATATCTATTGTTGTTCCACCACCAGTCGCAGTGCCAGTCGCTGCGGTTGGAACTTCGATGCTATAGGAATTTGCATTTATATATGTTATTTGAAAGCCTTCAACTCTATTAAAAGTATCTGCAGAAATACCACCAGTGGCAGTTGCAGAATTTATAACTATAAAGTCTCCATCACTAGCACCATGACTATTGTCTGTTATTGTTACTGTTGTGCTTCCACTAGTAGTTGACAATGGGTTTGTGAGGTTCTCTGTTGTTTTTCTGAGTGGTGTAATATCATAAAGAGATGTGTTAACTATTATGTACAAATGATTATGAGTGCCTATAGCAATTCGATCTTCACCATCTGTGATAGATCGCCAAAAAACCATGTTCCTTGCTATACCTTGTATAGTAGTTTCTGTGGTAGTTACATTCCCTGATCCATCAACTTCAGTATAAGCTTCCTTTTCCCAACCACCTAATTTTTCTGCATATCCATTTTTAAATCTTACAAGGTTACCATCTATCCAATACGGCCCGTTCTTTCCTGCAGAATACTGCGTAATATCCTTTACTATACCTGGTTTAATCTGCATTAACTGTAATGGCATTACGTTACAAACCCTATATTTCTCATTCTATCACAAAGTCTATTAGCTCTATTTGGAACTTGCCTTGCCCATTTACTATCTTCCATTTGGATTGCCGCTTCTATCCAATTATGGTCATCTACTGCCGCCTTCATTTGTTTAAAAGCACTTAAACGAGGGCGACCAAGATTAAACATCATATTTGCAATGATTAATTGTGCCTCTTCTGGAAGTTCATAAAAGTTGTCATAAAGTATTGTGCAGTCATTTATAACTTTTTCTATATCGTCAAGAAAACACTCATCAACTCTTTCTTTTGATACCTCAGTTCCTACTTCCATATCATTTTCTGGGTCTTTAGCTCTGCATAAATGCCCAATACCAAAAGTTTTATAGCCAAGATGATCTAAGTAAATTTCATACTTACATCCTTCATCTTCTATAAGTTGTTGTTTTAAAACTTCAATATCCATTTATCTTCCTTGTTTACGTCTTAAACATTCAACATGTTTATAATAAAAATAATTACCAATTTTATTGAAGAAAGTTGATAAACGCAACCAATTCCACATCATTTCGTCAAACCCTTTTGTTTTTCATATGTCCTGAGCCCGCCAAGTCCCAGCATTCCCATCAAAACAGTCATTAATGAACCCATATCAAAGGCAGGTAGTTCTGGTAATGTAAAGCCAAATAAAACTGACAAAAACATTATTAATGGCTGTAGTACAAAATGCCATGCTAAAGCTATACCACATGTCCAGCCAATAAACGGTCTCCAGCCAGCCACAAAGATTGACTTGTGTTGAGCTTCAGCCTTGTTGATTTCAAGCTGACCTTTAGCTAACTCTTGTGCATGATTCTCTGCCATTGTTGCCACCTCATGTGCCAACTTATTCTTCATGTCTTTGTCTTCTATAAACTTACCAAGTAAATTACTTACTGGCCCGATCAAAGCAGTTAACATTAGTACACCCTCACTTTATTTGTATCTACATTAGCTACCAATTGACACATGCATTGATAAACTTGCTCTTTATCATTTTTTTCTATGACTTGATTGTGCAATTGATTTTTATAGGACAAACAATCATTTATGTTTTTAAAATATATAAATTCCATTGTAGCCCCCAAATAGCAGACTAGCATGAACGCAGTCACTTTCTAGACATCCACGCTGTAGTTCCCATGTATGCACCAACTATTCCAGCGCCAGATAAATAAAATAAATTTGATATATCAGACAACGCTTTTACTCTTTCTATATCTACAAAAAACATAGCTACAGTAAACAAGCCCATAGCTATTAATGTGTATCTAGCCATCCTAAGTTGAGCTAAATGTTTTCTTAATTCATCTTCAGTTTTTTTGATTTCCTTGACATGAGATAACTCTTCATCAGTTACTATGCCATCTCCATCTTGGTCGTATTCTTCGTATTTACTGTTTTTTTCCAGCGTTTTCATTACATTTTATATATTATCGTTGCCATAAAAATCATTAATGTTCCTGCTACGCCAATCATTATACTTTCTATTCTTTTAATACGCAGAATAGTTTCCTTCCAGCGTTCCGCACAAACCGCTTCATGAGTATCTAGTTGGGCTTTTACTTCAGTAGTCTTGACCATTAACTAGCCTTTTCCCCTTGCTCCTCATCTTCACTTTTTTCCAATGATGATTTTAATCTTCCTAAATATTGAGTTTGCAAAACTGAAATTTCTTCACTAGTTTCTCGAAGCTCATCTTGTTTTATCGCATATGATTGCAGTTTTTGCACCCATCTAATTTGTTGTGCAGACAAATCCTCTGAATTATACTCTTTGCCATCAATATTAATTACATTATCACTCATGCTGTATACCCTTGTCCTGCTGTGATTGCAGAGTTAACTGCTGTCATGTCTTCATCTGTCCAATAGTCCTTAGCCACCATAAGCTCTAAGTGTGCTACGTTCCTATCAACACAGTCTTGTTTATCTTCTGCTGTATCATCTGCCATTGCTGTTCCTGCAATGATAGCATTGATAAGCTCCACACTATGACCCATAGCTGTGTAGTCTTGTGCTATTTCTTCTGTTGTTTTTTCGTCTGCCATTTTTATTCTCCTTTTAAGTTATATTAGGCGTTTTCTAATGCTACTATTCTAGCTTCTAGTGCATCATTCTTAGCTGATAGCTCTTGCACTGCTTTGATAAGTGGGTGTATAAACATCTCTTGAGATATGGCTTGTATACCAGTATCCTCTATTTCATCATGCCCACCAAAATTAGTTATATTATGATTATCTAATGCTTGCTTCACTTCTTGTGCAATTAGACCATACATTTTTTCTGTATGTTCTGCTGTTGTTTTTGAAGCATCATAATCAGGTAGATTAGAATCTATTTCAGATTTAGCTTTCCATTTAAATGTAACAGGTCTTAAATCATTTATAAAATCTAAACCACAATCTGTATTATCTGTTATTTCTTTTTTATATCTTTCATCTGAAACTCTTGTCCAACTAGCATTTACTGTAAATTGGTTATAAACTCTATCATTTCCATCATTTTTCCCAAAAGTAAAATGAGAATTTCCTATACTGTCAACATTGTAACCTATAACAATTGCGTGGTCATGACCATTTAAATTTGTTTCATTGCCTAACGCAGTGTTAGCATTAGCGGTGCAATTTTGACCACTTTTGAATCCAAATATAGCATTATTAGACGCAGTTGTAAGATTACCTACATTAGAACCCGCTGCCATCATTCCCACTGCTGTATTGTTTACTCCTGTAGTACAACCTTGCAAGGCTCTTTGACCTACTCCTACATTTTGTAGCCCAGTAGTAATTGATGCACTAGAATTAAATCCAACGGTTGTGTTATTATATCCAGTAGTTTGTGCATATAAAGCCCATTTACCAACTGCTACGCTTTCATAGCCTGTTGTATTAGTATACATAGATTGATAACCAAGAGCAGAATTACTATGACCTGTAGTATTATTTTCTAGTGAATCTGTTCCAATTGCTGTTATCTCTGATGCTGTGGTGTTTAATCTTAAAGCATTCAATCCAACTGCTACGTTGCTACTTGCTGTAGTATTTGATTGAAGAGCCTGTCTACCCAATGCCACATGATTACCACCAGTAGTATTTGCATCTAATGCACTTACACCCATACAAATACTGTCGTTACCTGTTGTATTTGCTGACATACAAGCTGTACCTATTGCTACATTATTTGCTCCTGTAGTATTTGCAAGTAATGCACCTTTACCTACTGCTGTATTGTTATTTGCTGTGGTGTTGTTTAGCAAAGCATTCATTCCCACAGCAACATTGGAAGAACCAGTGTTATTATACATTGCCTGTCTGCCAAGTGCTGTATTATATGAGCCAGTATTAGTGTATAAAGTATTTTCACCAACAGCTACATTTTCTACACCTGTAGTATTTGACGCCAAAGCATTTCTTCCAATAGCTGTGTTGTTATTTCCTGTGCTGTTAGTGGTAAGTGCTTGATACCCGTATGCTGTGTTGTTACTTGCTGTGGTGTTAGTAGTAAGTGCATTATATCCACTAGCAGTATTATTACTACCTGTAGTATTTGAATCTAAAACTCTATAACCTACACCAACATTTGCTGTACCACTAGTATTAAGCTCCATCACTTGATAGCCAACACCTGTATTATTAGATGCTGTACTGCTATTAAGTGTTTTAGCACCAATCGCAACATTGCCAGTTGCTCCAGTGCTTGAAGTAAGTGCATTATGTCCTATAGCAACATTTAATTGTCCAGTAGTATTTGCATCTAAGGCATTAGAACCAACTGCTACGTTGAAAGCACCTGTGGTACTAGTTGTTAAAGCATTGTAACCTACTGCTGTGTTGTAAGATGCTGTGGTGTTTTGAACTAATGTTTGTGAACCAACTGCTACGTTATAATTACCACTTGTATTAAATATTAAAGCATTACCACCTACAGCAGTATTCCTTTCTCCTGTGTTTAAATATAAAGCACTATCTCCAACTGCTGTGTTGCTAGATGTTGTAGTATTTGACGCTAAAGATGCACGACCTAAAGCTACGTTATTTGTACCAGTGGTGTTTGCAGTTAATGCTTGATAACCTACTGCTGTGTTGTTGGATGCTGTTTGGCTTACATATAACGACCTATACCCAACTGCTGTATTAGAAGAACCTGTAGTATTATCATCTAAAGCATTTTTTCCAAGTGCTGTATTAGCTGTTCCTGTAGTATTCGACTCTAGAGCATTTCTTCCAACTGCTGTGTTGTCAGATGCTGTGGTATTTGCAGAAAGTGCAAAAGCACCAACTGCTACGTTATTTGTACCAGTAGTATTTGCATCAAGAGCATAAGTACCCAAAACAGAATTATTAGCACCCTCAGTAATGCTGTAACCTGCATTAAAGCCAACAGCCACATTGTTTGATGCTGTAGTGTTTGAATATAATGAAGCTCCACCTATTGCTGTAAGGCTTGAACCTGAAGTATTTGAAGTTAGTGACTGATTTCCAATAGCCACATTGTTATTTGCTCCACTTATGCTATCAAGTGCAGTATCACCCAAAGCTACGTTGCCTGAACCAACAGGATAATTACCATCTAGCTTGATTGTGCCACCATCTACTGAGAGGTTACCTGCTATGTCTACAACGTCTAGGTTGGTTGTGCCATCTACGTCTATGTCTCCAGTTACAGTTAAATCATCTTGTACTTTTAAATCAACAACACTTAAAGAAGCGAAAGCATCTACAACTGCTGCACCACTTCCAGCACCATCAAGATAGACTGCTTTTGTATCTCCTGTTGGAATGGTTACATTTGCCCCACTTCCTTGAGATATGTTTATAGACTGGCTGCCTGTTGTTGCATTTTCAATAAACTGAAGTCTTGATACTGTATTAGGTGCGATTGTTAATGTTCTTGTTGCAGTTAAGGTTGCTGACGATGTAACTTTAAAGTACATCGCTCTAGCTGGGTCTGTAGCACCATCTGCGACTGTAGTTGTGGCGTCAGCGTCTGAGGTAAAACAATCTTGTGTTGCATAACCTAAAGCCTCTCCTATAAGCTCTAAGTTAGTGTTAGTTATTGTTCCCCATGTACCACTGGCATCACCAGTAGCCATTTCATTAAGTCTAAGATCATTAACGTATGTACTTGCCATTTTAGTCTATCCTTATAATTGCAGTAGCTCCAGGGGCTGGTAACACAATTTCAAATGTACCACCTGCAACTGTGAAGTCTCCCCCAAATGCTAAAACTGCTATTGCTTTATCACCATTTGTACTATTGTATATTAAAGCACCATTGGCAGTGAAAGATGCAGAAGTCCATGTTGGATTAGCACAATCAAAGTAGGCAGTTGTCCCTGACGTTGTAACTACCTTGCTTGTTAGCGTTTCACCACCTGCTGAGTATCCAGTTCCACTTATTTCATTTGATGTTGAGTACGCAGTTGTCCCAGCACCCAAAGATGCTGAACTTGTAAATAATGCTATTTTTAGTGTGTCTGCTATTAAATCATGTTGTTCATCTAATATTTCAGCTTTAAAAGATGTACACATTGCTTGTGATATTGCCATTTGTTAAATGCCTCCTTCGTATTCTGCTGTATAATTACGTTGCATTTCTTGTTGAAACAAAGCTATTGCTTCATCAAATTGTGCTTTATACAAGTTTACACCATCGGGTGCCTTTAGAAAAGAGGAACTTTCATATAGGCACGCTGACAATAAAACTTGCTCTGCATTGTCTCCTATCCAATTGTTAGCATTGGAAACAGATAATCCCGTTTCTAGACCTACAAAATCTACCTCATAAGCAAGTGTTGCTGAAGGTACTGGGCCCAGTAATATTGTTATTCCACTTGTATCTGCGTCTTTTGTCGCATACATAAATGGCGTACCTTGCGTTGATGCATTTGGCACATAATCTCTTAGGTATGAATCTATCCTATGCTTAAGGTAAACTACATCACTATCTGTTTTTGTTACTGATACTTGCCTAATCATTCTAGCGTTAGCTACTGCGTATTCAGAAGTTCCAATAACAAGATTTCCAGATTGTTTTTGTCTGTAGCAAGGCAAGCTAGGCAACCTAGAAAATATCATAGCCTCTGCTTGCGTTATGATGTCTGGTATAGAGTTTTGAAACTCAGTACTATCATCTTCCATAAAATTTTGTATGTCTGCTACTAAGTTTGTATAATTCATTTATTCACCCCATGTGCTTTCGCCCCAGTCACCACCACCAAATCCTAATTCAGCAATAGTAACGCTAACAGTGCCAATTGCTCCTGTACCAGCTAATCCATTAGCTATTGATAGACTACCTACCTCAACTGTGCCTATTGCTCCAGTTCCAGCTAATCCAGTTTCATCCAATGATATTGTTATAGAAGAACCATCAGTAACACCAAATCCACCTAGATTAGCAGTACCACTTACTCCAGTTTCAATTACCTTATTAGTTATAATTGAAGTTCCTATAGCACCAGTTCCAGCAAGACCAACCTCTTCTATTCTAGCAGTTGGAGTTATTGTTCCTAATGCACCAGTGCCAGCTAACCCTGTTACATCTTCAGAATGATCTACTCTTATTGTAAGTGTGCCTATAGCACCCAAGCCTTTAATACCAACACCTTTTTGTGAGCGTTCTACTTTGGATGCAAATATATCTTGTGTACTATATCCATAAAATATAGATATATTTTCAGGATCATTGTCTGGTCTTGGTTGAAATAATGCAGTTGCGTCTATAACATTTTTGGCTGGCGTTAATTGTGGGTGTTTCGGTTCCCACTCACTAGGTTCAACTCGCAATCCATCCCAAGTTGTCTTAAGATCAGTGTATTTGATCTTAAAACCACTTCTATCGCTTATCGCTACTGATTTTTTGCCACTAGCTAGTTTTGCCATTATGTCATATTCAACGCTGTTGGTTGAACCCTCAAGCTAACTCCATCATTATCACTGGAAGCCGCAAAGTTAAAAGACCTTTCATACATCTCATTTAGTAACTGAAACTTTTCTGGTGCATATTTCATAGCTAGTTTAGAAGCTAACCCAGCACATATAGTATCACTCCATCTATATGGCACATCTGCATCTTGATTAGATAAAGTGACATCTTCTAATTGGTTCATAGCCCAATATACCAAAGAATATGTGGATGTATTAGGTACTGACCAAAAATAAATGACTGGTGTGTATTGTCTGTCAATCATGTATTGACTAGGTTTTCCTGCAGTATTTTTGTTAGGCAACTGATTGTATTCTTGTATTGTAACTCTATTGATAATTTGATCTGTATTACTTGAGCTATCTCTAATTACTGCATCTAATATGTCTATAGTTCCTACAGGAAGTGTATAGCTTGTAGTGCCATTAACTAATGTCAATGTGTTTTGTGAGACAGTCCAATAATTAATACCTCTGTTAGCAAACTCAGAAAACAATAAATTCATGCTTCTACGAGCAGATATAGCTTGATCTCCAGTTCGTGTCTGAATATCAATACCACATCTTTCATAAGCCTCAGTAATTATTTCTTCTACGTTAGGTCTAAATGCAACTGTACCACTTGTAGCCATACTTAAGCTCCATCATTTTGTATATATATAAAATCTAATCCTGCAGATATAGCTATGTCTGCCCCTGCACTATCACCTATAGCTCTTACTTCGATATCTGTTTTCTCTTCGAAATTTAAGGGTATGGTGTATGCTTGATGTACTGAGCTTTCTGCCTTCACAAATTTATCCTTAATTTGAAACACTTCGCCATTTGGTCTTGCTACCAAGTGAACAGTACAATATTTGTTATTTTGTGTAGTAGCTACAGTTATATCTGTCTGTAATAGATATGCAGTATAGCCTCTTGGAACTGTCCATAATGCCATTACAGTCTGATTGTCGCCTATAGCTATAGTAGCGTACTTGTTTGCTGGAACTCCTGTTGTGACTGTACCAGTTCCTGCATATATAACGCCAGCATTTTGTCCACCAGTTCCTGCAGACTTAATGACCATTCTATTAATTCTTAAAAATTCATTAGTTGTATTTACTGCAGTTTGTCCATTTAAAGTGACTGTTTCGCTTATTTCATCATAGTTTGTGTCTAATCCATCAATTTCTACAGTCCTAGCACCAGTTCCTGCTGAAGTATCTGCAGTTGATGAGCTTGATACTTTAAGTACAGAGGCAGAAGCTAAATACGAATATAAACCACCTTGTGCCCATACTGTCTCTAAAGAATCATCTACATCAGAATTAAATCCAAATTTAAAATTAGATTTGTGAAATGATATTTGATTACGAGCTACTTGAAGATAAAATGGCTCAGTAGTTCCAACCCTACTAATTGAAGATACTTGAGCCATATTTAATCCCCTTAATAATCTTTAGACACTCTAAGAACAACTTGGTACGAATCTCCTGCTGCCCCTGCCCCAGTCGTAGTGAATTTAATATCACCAGTTGGGTTAGTGCCAAAAGATTTAGTAGAAGGCAATCCACCAAATTTTTCAAAGTTCTGATATCCCTGTTGGTCTTCTGCAAGATGTAACATAATAATATCAGTATCAGCAGCAGCTAATACTTCAACTGTCAATCCATGCAAAACCCACCAGCACTCTAAAATTCTTACCCCAGTACACGTTTCGCCATTGGCGTTTGGTGTTAGGGATGAGACGTCTATTTTAAGGACTGCTGATTCGTTTCCAGCATCTACATACTGATATTGAAAAGAAATAATTGCTTCTTTTGTATTCTGTTCAATAGTAGTAGTGGTTTTAATATCAGCCATTTATACCTCCCAATTATTGGTCAGCAAATGTTGGTGCAGTCGCAGAAGTAACAGAACCCATAACTCTATAATTTGTGCTATCAACGCCTATAAATGTAACATCAAATCCTGCTGGCACATTTATTTGTAGGCTACTGTTAGAGTTTCCATCTGAAAACACAGCACTAATTTCATTGTCAGTGTCTAAGAAAGTCACACCACCAATGTAAAAGTTTGCGTTACCAGGTGTTACAAATATAGCGTCTGTTGCATCGGCAGCAGCTCCACCATATACAAATCGATAAGATACTCCAGCTTCAGGAGCAGGAAGTGTATATGTGTTGTCTTGACCACCATCTGGAACAAAGTTAATTCTTCCACCATGTGTTAATTTTGTAATTGTAATATCACCATCAGCAAGTTCTACTGGTGTGACTTGAAATCCATTGTTAGATATAACTGGACCTGTAAAGGTTGTATTAGCCATGTAATTCTCCTTGTCTTGGCTAGTGTCTGCTTACGCAGTCAAGGTTAATATTAAATGGAGAGGAGGCTAGCCCCTCTCCAGTAGCAAGGTTATTATGCAGCACCTTCTGTACCAAAAACACCACGCCAGTCAGTGAAGCCAAAAGAATATCTTTCTCTCACTTTATAACGAATGTTTCCAGTCTCGAAGTCGCCTTCCATGCCCTTCTTCATTGGGCTTCTTTGGAACATCTTAAGTCCATCAGGAACATCAGTCTTAACAAAGAATGCATCACTGTCTGTTAATCTTCTCATCACATGATAGCCTTGTGGTAAGTATCCACCAGACTTGATAGCGTTGAGATCGTTATCAGCAGTTCCTGTCCTTAATTGGCTCTCAAGTAATCTTTCAGCTACGAAAGTATAAGCAGTTGGAATAATAAGCATTGTGCCTTGTGCAGCAATTCTTAATCCTCTGTCATCCTTCATATCTGCAATGTTTATCAAGATGCTCTCTAAAGATGTCTCAGATAAATCTGCAGCAGTAGCTAAAGTGTTACTTTGGTTACCATTTTGAGTTGGGTGAGTTGTACTTAAAAGCGTAGTACCATCCCCACCATTTGTTGAAGTTGCGTTATTTAAAACATTAGCCGCTTTGATTTCTTTAGTAGAAGCCATAGACCTAGCTAGTGCCTTTGTATAACGTGATGCAATTGACCCATAAAGACCATCTTCTTCAGCTTCTTCAGTAACTGAGAAAGCTAAAGCAATAGTTTCATGCTGATATCTAGCAGTCCACTGTTGAGATGCACTATCGTAACTTACGCTTGCACCTTCGTCTTTAGTTGGAGCCGCTCCAAAACCTGTCAACAATACATCTTCTTCAAAAGCTTTTTGAGATGTGTTGCTTTCAAATACTGCAGCATACTCTGGTGGGTAACTGTCATATTCTAAGCCGAACAAGGTATTTAAACCAGGCTCAAGCATTTTTGCAAATTGTGCTCTATTCATTGCCATTGTTTAAATCTCCCTTATATTCCAGCACTATCTTTGAGCAAGTGCTCATTGATAAGAACTTCCATGATTGCATTTGCACCAAAGGCGTTGTCTGGAGCATCATACAGAGCTATGATCTTAGTGGTTGCAGTACCTGCCGCCATAGTCCCTGATATTTCAAATCCAGATTGTCCTGTAGTTGTAGAACCAGCACCAGCAACAACATCAGCACAATTACCAATGTTTGTCTGAGCAGTAGTTCCTGCAGATTGAGCTTTAAACACAGTATAAGGATCATCATAAACATAAGCTTTAATATCTGTAGCAGTAGTTCCTGACGGCCAGTACTGTGAGTAAACATATGAGCCATCTGTTGCAGTGTAAGATACTCCTGCGAAAACGCCTATATTATTTACTTCTGTGGCAGTGTGAGGTGTTATTACACCATCTGCAGTGATTATGCAGAGATCACCAGTAAAGATGTTCTCAGCTAAACCTGAAGTAATTGTATATACATTTGCACGAGAATAACCATTACCACTAAGATGACGAACGGGTACAAACCCAAAAGCAGCATCAACATTTGCCATTTTTTTCTCCTAGTTAATAGTTAGTCTTCCATAGCAGACAATTGTCTGCCACCACTAACTGAACTCTTCCTCTCTTGATAGATTCGTTGTCCAGTTCTTTGCCCTAATGCATCAAGGTCGCCTGCAAGTGATTCGTTTTGCTCTACGTTCCTGTTAGAATAATAAGCTTTCATCTGCTTATGTTTATCTTCAGGCATTTCGCAAAGCAACATTCCTTCAATTCCAATACAACCTTCCCACTGTCCATGATTTATAGTTGGGAACAACTTACTTTTCACAGTACTAGCAGGGCGAGCTTCCCACCCTTCACGCATTCTTTTAAATACGTTATCTGGTGTGTCCTTCCCCTGAATCGAGGTAGCTACCCATCGTTGAACATAACCAGGTCTCGGTTCTGGTGCATCCAACAACGCTGGTGGTGTCCAATGTGTCTGAGGTCTTGACTCCTCGTCTCGAACACCTGATCGGGTTTCACTTGCTCTTACATTTCTATTTTCAGCCATGATTAACTCCTTTGACTTTTCTGTATTTCTGAAGCGTACTTTTTCAAGCCAGCCTCATCATTAATTCCAAGCTCTCTAGCCATTCGTAACTGATCCTGCGTCATGCGAACCCTATTACCTCTGTACGATGAGCCACCCGTAGTTGGTGATACTATTTTTCTACTTTTACTTTTCGTACTTTGGTCGTTACTTGATACTAACTCTGGAAAGACTTTTTGTAAACGACTATTTAATGCACTGTAATATTCATCAGAATTTTTGTCATATCCCTCTAAATCTAACTGTACATCAATAGCCCTAGCTGCTGCCGTTTCTCTTTCATATCCTTGTGCATTAAACCATTGGTTTTGTTGCCACCATCCCATAGCTTTAGGTGGTGCTGGATTGACTGCTGCTTGTTGTGCTCTCCCCACTGTAGGCGACTGCGTTTGTTGTTGTTGCCTAAGTTGGTTTTGCATTTCGTTAACTCTGACTGCGGCTCTCATATCAGCTAATTGCTCAGAAAATGCTACTTGTGCATCTGTATCACCTTCTTCCACAGCCTTTTTTAAAGCTTCTTTTGTTAACGAATAACGTCTATCAAAGTCACCTTGTAGTTTAGCGTTTTGTTGTTGCACAGTTGTGCTTTCAAGTCTTTCAAGTCTAGCTTTAAGGGTTGCTGTCTCTTCTTGGTATTTTTTCGCTTGTAACTCTGCTTCCCTTCTTTGTGCAGATAACTTACTAAATCTAGCTTGTATAGTTTTGCTAAATTTTTCTTTTTCTTCTTCTGCTGTTTCTTCTTGAGGTTTTTCTTCGGTTTCAGATTCAGCTTTAACTTCCTCTTTATCGTCTGCTATTTCAATTTCAAAATCTTCTTTACTAGCTTTACGCCTAGTTTCCTCGATTTCTTTTTCAATCTCTTCCATTGGATTTGAGTTTTCGTTCATAACTACCCCCTATTAAACGTATGCTGTTACATCTACGCCATCTGGCAAGATGCTTGTAACTTCGTCATCATTAAGCAGTAGAAACCTTACGCCATTTATTGTGAGCTTTTGCCCAGCATATTTGCCATAAGTAACTCTATCGCCAACCTTTGGTTTGTTGTAAATACGCCAACTTGCCCCACTTTCTCTTTCTCTGTAAGCAAGTTCACCAATAGCAGCAACAATACCATGAGCAGTTAAGTATGCTTCGTTTTCTTTTGCTTTTTCTGGTAAAATAATGCCACTTTTAGTTTTTTGTTTGGCTTGGTTTGGTTGTATTAAGATTTTCCAACCCATTGGTGTTGGTAGTTGGTGTGAACCGATGGTAGCCTTAGACTCTTCATCAGTGTATAGCTTCGCTACGTCATGTTGATGAGACATGTTTATTCATCTCCTTGATCTAATTTAGTTAAGGTTTCATCGATAATAGCACAGGCGTTTT